CCGGCCTCGCCGCCGAGACCGCTCGCCGGGTGGAGAAGAACTACGACCACATCGTCAAGCGCCCCGACGACGCGAGCGCGTACTTCAACCCCGACCGCGCCGAGAAGCTCCTCGTCGCCGCGATGACTCCCCACATCCGGGAGCTCGTGCGCGAGACGGTCGATCTCACCGAGGCGCGCTTCGCCGGGAAGGCGGGCCTCCTCGACATCATCCTCCCGCGGCTCGCCGCTCTGGCTGGGCGCCAGATCAAGACCGTCAGCCAGACGATCGTGAAGGACATCCGAGTCGCGCTGCTCGCTGGCATCCGCGACGGCCTCTCTCCCCGCGACCTCGGAAAGCTCATCGAAGACAAGATGACGATGGACAAGGAGTACCGCGCCGAGCGCATCGCCCGCACCGAGTCCATGCGCATCCTCAACCAGGCGCAGATGGAGTCGTACCGCGAGTCGGGCATCACGCAGGTCATCGCGGTCGACGGCGACGAGGACGACGAGTGCGCCGCCCGCAACGGCCAGACCTACACCCTCGCCGAGGCCGAGGCCGAGAACCTGCGCGAGCATCCGAACGGGACGCTCTCCTGGGACCCGGTGACCGACTTCCGCGCGCTCCGGCCGGAGGAGCAGGGCCTCGCCCCCGCGAAGGCAACGCAGGAGGAGCCGCAGATGATCAAGAGCCGCATGGAAGGCGTGACCATCCACCTCGACCCGGTCATCCACATCGAGATGCCCGAGCAGAAGGCGCACATCGTCAACGTCCCCGAGCAGCCCGCGCCGATCATCAACGTCACCCCGGCGCCGGCACCGGTCGTCAACGTCGCCCCGGCCGAGGTCATCGTCAACGTCCCCGAGCAGAAGGCCGCACTGGTGCAGGACATCCGCATCATCGACATGCCGGACCGCCGACTCTCGCAGGTCGTCGTCCGTGACGGGCAGGGCAAGATCGTCGGCACCGAGAGCGTCACCGAGTAATGGCGGACAACGTCCAGTTCCAAAGCACCCAGCTCGCGACGCCCGCGAGCGGCACGCAGGTCTCGACCGACGAGGCCGCCTCCGGCCACATCCAGCGCGTCAAGCTCGCCTACTCCGCGGATGGCGTGGACACCCACGTCCCGGCTGACGCGGACGGCCTGAAGGTCAACAACGGCGCCCACAAGGACGCGCTCTCGGTGGCGATGGCGCTAACCGACATCGGCCTCGCGAGCAAGGCGGCGATCTACGGCTACACCACCTCCGGCGGTGGGTCCTTCGAGCCGGTAAAGGTGACGCCATCCGGGGCGCTCACCGTCGAGGCCACGATCACCGACGGCTCCGGCCCGGTCACCGTCGACGGGACGGTGGCCGCCACGCAGTCGGGCACCTGGAACATCAACAACGTCGCGGGCACGATCTCCCTGCCGACTGGCGCCGCGACGGAGACGACGCTCGCGACCGCGAACTCGAACCTCCTCGTCATCGCAGGCTCCATCGACAACGGCGTCCAGGACGTCGGCCTCCGGCAGACGCGCATCTCGGTCCAGCCGACCGTCTCGACGACCCCGGCCTACACCGCGAAGGACGCGGTCGGCGGCAAGCTCACCTTCACGAACGCCGCGCGCACGCCGGGCGGCACGATCACGATCCCGACAGCCATTGTCGTCGACCTCTCGCAGCAGCAGCCCGCGCTCGACCTCGTCCTCTTCGACCGCGACTTCACCGCCAGCACGGACAACGCCGTCTTCGACCCGACGGATGCCGACCTCGCGAACGTCGTCGGCGTTATCCCGATGACCCGCTGGTTCGACTTCAACGACAACAGCGTCTGCGTGCGGACGGGCCTCGCCCTCTCGGCGAAGCTGAACACGACCGACCTCTTCGGGCAGCTCGTCACCCGCAGCACGCCGACCTTCGTCGGGACCTCCGACATCCGGGTCATCCTAGAGATCGTCCAGGATTGACGATGCTCCACCATCCCGCATACGACCGCGCACAGTACGCGGAGGCCGTCCTCTCGCTCGGCGGCTGCGTCGGCTACTGGCGCCTCGATGAAGCGGGCGGCACGACCGCGAAGGCCCTCGCGGGAGGGAACGGGACCTACACCGGCAGCCCGGTCCTGAATAAGCCCAGCCCGGTCCGCGACGGAGCGACCATCGGTCTGAACGGATCGTCGACATACGTGACCATCGCGGACTCCTCCGCCTACTCCCCGGTCACGACCGGCCAGATGACCTGGGCGTTCTGGACCAAGCCGGCAAACGTGAACCAGCGACACATTATCGCGAAGGGCGCCGGCTCCGGCTCGTGGGAGTGGTCGATCATGCGCGGCCTCTCGCCCATCTTCCTCGATGGCAATGCGTTCACCGCGCAGATGTGGCAGTCGAGCGGCAACTCGCACATCGTTGTAGATAGCGGAGCGAATAGCGCGGCAAGCGACAGGTGGTACCACGTCGCCTGCACCTACCGCTCCGCGGTCGAGCTCGTGATCTACCTGGATGGTGTACAGCGCGGGCGGTCCACGTCCTTTACCTCGACGATGGTCGACGGGACGAGCGCGGTAAACATCGGTCGCCGCCCGGACAACACCCGCTACTACAACGGCGACGTCGGGGATGTCGCGATCTGGAACCGCGCGCTGAGCGCGAACGAGGTCCAGTGGCTATACGAGGAGGGACTGCGATGATGAAGATGCTGCTCGCCCGGCGGTACCCGCGCACGGCGGCCTTCGAGATGCACCTGGACACGACGAAGGTCGTCGCCGGTGAGCCGGACCAGCTCTGGGTCTTCGGCCAGTCTTGGGACATCCCGGCCCGCGCATCCGGTCAGAGCGAGGCCGCCTACGAGGCGCGCATCACCGCCTGGCTCGCCGAGGTCGAGGCCCAGTTCATCGCCGCCTGCGTCGCCCGACGTGACGATCTTGTCGCCATCACCGACCCCGGCAGCGCCCTCCCTGCCGAGGGCACCACGGTCGACGTCTGATGCTCCTCCTATTCCTCGTCGGCGCCTCTGCCGCCGCTCCCGCCCCTTCCGGCCGCTCCGGCCGCATGGCCCGGCCTGCTCCTCCGGTCGTCGTGGACGAGGCCCGTAGACTGGAAGAGGAGGACGAGGAAGCGATCCTCCTGGTCCTGATGGCGCAGGCGGAAGCGGAGGAATGGTAGTGCCCTGGCATGTCGGCTCATCGGATACCTGCCCTGTCTCGCGCCCGTACGCCGTCATCAAGGACGGGACGGATGAGGTCGAGGGCTGTCATCCGTCCGAGGCGGCGGCCGAGCGGCAGCTCACGGCGCTCAACATCGCGGAGTTCGGTGGAATGAAGGCAGTCAAGGCGACGATCCTCGATGACGATGCATTCCGGCTTCTCGCCATTCCCTTCGGAGGACCCATCCCCTCGCCCGTCTCGCCGCGAGGCGTCGACCTGGATGGGGAGTTCTTCTCCGAGCGGACCGACATCCGCCCTTCCTGGCTCAAGGCGCGCGCGGTGGATTGGCACCACGGCGCCGACGGTACGCTGGGCCGCGATGTCATCGGGAAGGCTGTCGACCCCGAGATGGACGAGGACGGATGGTGGGTGACCGTCTGGCTCGACCACGGAGCCAAGCGGCTGAACCTCATCAAGCGGCTGGCCGAGCGCGGCGCGAAGCTCTTCGGCTCGTCCGAGTCGGTGGCAGGTCTCGTCAAGAAGGCCGACACCGGCGAGATCATGGAATGGCCCTACTGGCGCCAGACCCTCTCCACCTCCCCGCAGAACACTCACTCCGTCATCCGGCCGCTCAAGGCCGTTCTCGATGACGTGAATTACGACTTCACCACTCCCGCCTTCTGGGCGGACATCGCGCCCCGGCTCCGGGACCTCGCGGCGGACCTGCGCTCCACCTCGCCTCTGGCGGGCAAGGGCGCGGCATACGACGACGGGCTTTGGGAGAAGGTGGCCGAGTTCGACCGCGCCACGGCTGACGCCCTGGCGAAGGTCCGCGGAGCAACCATCAACCCCTAGCACCTTAGGAGATAGAAAGAGATGGCTCTGGATCACATCCAGCAGGCCGTCGCTGGCACCGAGACGCCGCAGACGCGGCTGATGGATGCCATCGGCAAGGCCGCATTCCGCATCGAGGAGCTCGCCTCCGAGATGGTCAAGGCCAAGGACGAGGACACCCAGCGTTGGCATAACCTGAACGCCGAGCGTCAGGAGCAGGCCAAGGTCCTCACCGAGCTCCAGGCGGAGTTCGCGAAGGCCAAGGTCGCCGAGGACCACGAGCGCGCGATGGCCGAGGTCGCCGAGATCAAGGCGGCGCTCGCCCAGACCCGCCCTGCCTCGAAGGCCGGCGCCTTCTCCGGCGGTCGCATGGCGTCCACCGGCTACCAGTCGGGCGACTTCATCGGCTCGCTCATCGACATGACCAGCCGCGACCCCGAGGTCTACGGCGCCGCGAAGGCGAAGCTCGACAGCTTCTCCGGGCGGCAGGACGCCTGGGGCAAGGCCGCGCTCGGAACCTCCGACGCGACCGGCGGGTGGATCATCCCGAACGCGATCGTCGACGAGCTCATCGTCCCGGCCGCGGCGGCGAACATCTACACCCAGGTCATGACGGTCGTGAACGGCGTCACGGCGCCGGCCATCGACCTCCCGTTCCGCTCGGCCCGCCGGTCGGCGGCCGCGGTCATCGCCTTCGGTACCGAGAAGACCAACGTCGACCTCGCGTACAACGGCTACACCGCGACGATGTACACCCTCGCGAAGATCCACGACATCGGCAACCAGTTCCTCCGCCAGTCGCGGGGAGCCGCCGAGCGTGACGTCATCGCCGAGCTCGCCGCTGCGTTCGCGCAGGGCGCGTCGGAGTACATCAGCCAGGGGTCGGGTTCCTCCCAGCCCTACGGCTTCATGACCGCGCTGGCGAACAGCCCGAGCACCTTCACGACGAGCTTCACGGCCTCGGCCACGACGCTCGCCGGGAGCATCGCCCGGTCCATCGCCGACGCGGCTGGCGCGCTCGGTGCGCGTGGCGTCACCGCCAACGGTGCCGTCATGGCGGCCTCGTCCTACTGGACGATGCTCGGGCAGGGCACGGACAACGCGGGCTTCTTCTTCGCTCCGGCGAACGGCCCGACGGCGATCCGCGCCGGCACGCTCATCACCCCGTTCGGCATCCCGGTCTTCCCGGACGCCGCGCTGGACATCAAGGGCACCGCGTCCACGATCGACAACCTCGTCGTCGCGGACTGGGCGAAGTTCAAGCTCTTCTTCGGTCAGTCGTACCGGGTCGACACCAGCGACATCGCCGGGACCCGGTGGGACTACAACGTCACGGGCTTCCGTGGCGAGATGGAGATGGCGTTCGACGCTCGGCCCGCGGTCTTCGCTGGCTACGCGCAGCTCATCACCGACATCATCCCCTGACGAGGGCTAGACTGACGGGGTCGGGCGAAAGCCCGGCCCCGTTCGTCGTTTCAGGAGGAGTGATGGAACTGAGGACATTCCGCTCGCCGCGAGGGCGGAAGATCATGCTCAACTGCCGGCCGGGCACGAACGACGCGATGATGGCCGAGTCGTCCCTCGACCAGGACGAGTACGGCCTCCGCGCCCTCGAGGTCACCGGCGTCGCGGTCGACGTGGGCGCCCACATCGGGATGGTCACGATCGGCCTGCTCAAGGACAACGACCACCTCCGCGTACTCGCGGTCGAGCCGGTCGCCGAGAACGTCGCGCTCCTCCTGGAGAACGCGGCCCTCAACGACGTCGCCGACCGTGTGACCGTGCTGGAGGGCGCCGCGGCCAAGCCGACCGCGAAGACCGTGACCATCGCCTACGACTTCCGCGGCGGCGAGATGCAGGACATGCACCGCTTCGTCGGCAACCAGCCGATGCCCGAGGGCACGCGCCAGACGACCAAGAGCGTCCCGGCCATCACCCTCCCCTTCCTCGTCCGGCAGGCGGGCGGGGTCATCGACCTCCTCGTCACCGACTGCGAGGGCGGCGAGTACGACCTCCTCCAGGGGACCGCGCTCGCGAAGGTCGCCCACATCCGCGGCGAGTACCACGACGGCTGGGCACGGCTGGAGAAGGCGCTCGCGGCGACCCACGACGTCAGCCGCACGGGCGAGGACGACGCCTTCGGGGGCTTCCGGGCGACGCTCCGTTGAAGATCCTCCTCATGCTCGCGCACAGCATCGAGGAGTACATGCAGGTCCGGCTCCTCACCGAGCTCGGCCACGATGTCTTCTCGATCGGCGCCTACATCGACCCGCGCAACCCCGGCGACGACAAGCGCCCCGCGCTCCCCGAGGCACCCTTCCACGAGGACCTCGCGCGCGTCGTCTGGGACACCCCGGCCCCGAACGGCGACAGCCTCTGGGCGGCGAAGCAGAACCTCCCGCAGGCGGTCATCGACTGGGCGGACGTCATCATCTGCCACCACGTCGAGTGGGAGTGGCTCCTGGGGAACTGGCCGCGCATCCGGGACAAGCGCGTCATCTGGCGCACGGTCGGTCAGTCGACCCACGAGAACGAGCTGCGGATGACGCCGCTCCGCAAGGACGGCCTCCAGATCGTCCGCTACTCCCCGAAGGAGAAGCACATCCCCTACTACGCCGGGGAGGATGCGCTCATCCGCTTCTGGATGGACCCCGCCGAGTTCACCGACTGGACGGGCGAGGAGCGCGTCGTCGGGAACATCACTCAGAACATGCGGAGCCGCCACGTCTGGACGGGTCTCCAGTGGTACGAGGCCGCGGTGGCCGGCGTGCCGAGCCGCCCTGCCGGCCCCGGCTCCGAGGAGCTCGACGGCGTAGGCGTCCTGGACTACGAGCGGATGAAGGCCTACCTCCGCCGCATCGGCGCCTACCTCTACACCGGCACCTTCCCCGCCTCCTACACCCTCGGCTTCATCGAGGCCCTGATGACCGGCGTCCCCGTCGTCGCCGCGGGACCGGAGCGGTGGCGCTCTGCCTTCGGCGCCCTGCCCTACGGCCACCTCCTCTACGAGGCACACGAGATCGCGCCGCTATGGTCGGATAGCCCGTGGGACGCGGGCATGATGCTGCGCCGCCTGCTCGCCGACGAGGAGTGGGCGAAGGCAATCAGCGTGCGCGGGCAGGAGACGGCAGAGGCGATGTTCGGGAAGGCGAAGATCGCCGCCCAGTGGAAGGAGTTCCTCGGATGACCCGGATGCTCGCGGACTTCCATCACCACGCGCTCGGCGAGTCGCTCGCGCTCCTCTTCACCGACCGCTACAACGTCGACCTCTTCTACCCGATGGGGATGGAGTGGTTCGACGAGGGCTACTGGCAGTTCGAGAAGCAGTTCCACGGGGACCGCGTCGCGCGGCAGTACCTCGAGGGCATCTGGGCAGACGCCGAGGTGACCGACGGGATCGGCTTCCTCGTCGACAAGCGGCACCCGAAGCGCGGCATCTACGGCGTCACGCTCGAAGCCGCGAAGCGGATGAACTGGGACCTCGTCCTCTCCTCGCTCCCCCACAACGACGAGGGGCTGCACCGCTTCGCGACGGAGAAGCTCGCCCGCTTCGGCATCCAGGTCGGGAACGTCATGCAGGACAGCCGCTACGACCTCGCCACCTTCGTCCTCGCCTCCTCGACCCTCCCGGGCCACACGACCCAGGCGTCATGGGGGAAGGTCATCGAGTACCAGGGGAAGCCGACGATCATCTACCACCAGGAGTTCGACACGAAGGGCATCTTCTACCCGACCGTCGGCACCGAGCGCAGCCGCGAGGTCGCCTCGTGGGTGAACTGCTTTCCCGAGACCTCGCCCTACCCTGCCTTCCTCGACTTCGCGCGGCGCACGAAGGATGCCTTCGACTGGAAGGTCTACGGCTCGTACGGCTCCGCGCCCGACGACGAGCTGAAGGCGGGCGACATCTCATGGGTGCCGGACATCGCGAAGCGGATGAAGGAGGCCCGCATCGGCTTCCACATGAAGTCGTGGTCGGACGGCTACGGGCACGTCATCCACAACTGGGCGGCCATCGGGCGGCCCATCGTCTGGGTCTCGGGCTACTACCGCGACAAGCTCGCCGCGCCGCTCTGGGTCGAGGGCGTGAACGCCTGGGACATCGGCAGCCACAGCGAGGAGGAGATCGTGGCGATCATGCGGCGCCTCCGGGACGACGACGACTTCTGGCTCCGCGCGTGCGAGGAGAGCGCGCTCCGGTTCCGGGAGGTCGTGGACTTCGACGAGGAGGCGGCGGTCATCGGCAGGATGCTCGGGCTGTGAGGGTCCTCTTCCTCGGCGACCTCGCCGCGACGGGCTTCGGCTCCGTCACATCCGACATGGGCCGCGCGCTCCTCGCCCGCGGGGTCGACGTCCGCTTCCTCAGCCAGAACGACCTCGGCCCCGGCCTGCCGGAGCCGTTCGCGAGCCGGACCGCCGACCTCGCCTTCTACGAGTACCAGGCGCAGAGCGCGGGCGTGACCGGCGTGCGCTCGATCATCGGTGACATCATCGACGGCAAGGAGGGCCACCTCCTCGTCAACGGCACGGCCTTCGGGGACTGGAAGCCGGACGCCGTCCTCATGCTCTCGGACTTCGCCGCCGCCCGGCTCCTCTTCTCCCGCTTCGCTACCGAGCTCCGCAAGGTACCGGTCTACCACTACGTCCCCATCGAGGGCGTCGACCTCCCGCCGCTCTGGGGCGCTCTGTGGAACGAAGCGAAGCCGATCGCGATGAGCCGCTTCGGGCAGGACGAGATCGAGAAGGTGACCGGGCGCCGGCCACCGCTCGCCTACCACGGGGTCGACCCCGAGGCCTTCTACCCGGTGAGCGCGTCGCGGCCCATCACCGTCCCCCTCGCGGACAAGGCGGACGCTCCGACCGTCGAGCTCCGCAGCAAGGAAGCCTGCAAGCGGTTCTTCAACTTCGACCCGTCGTGGCGCATCGTCCTGCGCACCGACCGGAACATGCCCCGCAAGCGGTACGGCTCGCTCCTCCGGGCGCTCGACCCGGTCCTCTCCGAGCGCGAGAACGCCCGCCTCGTCATCCACGCCCGCGCCTTCGACCAGGGCGGCTTCCTCCCCGACAGCGTCTCGAAGATGTCCGGCCCGGCCTCGCAGCGCGTGATCATCACCGACCGCCCCGGCCTCCCGCGCTCCGTCCTCAATGCCCTCTACAACGCCGCGGATGTCTTCGCGACGACGTCGGCGGAGGGCTTCGGCCTGTGCATCGCGGAGGCGCTCGCCTGCGGCGTGCCGGCCGTGGGCATGGACTACTCCGCCGTCCCCGAGGTCATCGGCCCCGGCGGCTTCGTCGTCCCGGTCGCGGCGACCTACGACAACGAGTACGACCACAAGTGGGCATGGCCAGACGAGGCGGCGCTGGGCGAGCGCGTCGCATGGCTCCTCGACCACCCGGCCCGGGCGCGGGCGATGGGCGAGGAAGGGAGCCGCCACGTCCGCAGCACCTTCACCTGGGACGAGGCGGCGCGGATCGTCGAGGAGACGATGCGGAAACACGCTTGACAGTCTGCGCGCTGGCGTGCAATACTCCTCTCACGGCAGATAGCCGACAGAGAAGGAGAGAGAGATGGGCATCGCGAGCATGAAGCAGCAGATCCTCGACCTCGGTGCAGAGAAGTACGCGCTCGTCGACAACATCGACAAGGTGGGCCTGGACGAGTTCCCAACCAC